ACTAACAAAACGACAGACAAATAAAGTATATCCTTTAATAGTGCGATTACCTTGAGTAATATCAGCCTGAGTCAGGCACTTCTTAACAGGAACTGATGCAATTGCTTGTTTTGGTGCTCCAGATTTTTCAAGAATCTTTCGTGTAGCAAGTGCTTCCTTTTCCCTATCAGCAAAATAGTGACGCATCATATCACCGAATGAATCAATCCCGTCATTCTTTTCATTCACGTCAGCAATGAGTGTAGAGAAAGTAGAGAGGAAAAAAGATCCACCTCGAACAAAGTTTCCAAAAACTTCTTTTTCGCAGTTATCTGCAGAAAACACATCTACATGAGTTTCAAGGAAGCGTTTTACAAACTCGTCTCCAGCTTCTTTTCGTGCCTTATCAACGTAACTGTGTGAGGTGCAGTTAAACTTTGCTCCTTCAAGTGTTCCTGCGATTCCGATGCCGAAGGGTTTAAGAAAATTGTAAATCAGTTTTGCCCACTTCTGCTCAGAGAAATATGCTGACTTGAACTTTTCATCCGTGCTTTGATTAGAACGGAAGTTGCAGTCTGCGTTGTGATTTTCAGACTCTACACGAATCATCTCTTTATGAGTGATCAGTGGTTTGTGAAAGTTGAGAAGAAAAGGAACACGGGAAGACCTTTCCCGAGTAACAGCAAAGAGCATGGAAATGCGATTGTTACCTTGGGTAGCAACCGTAACTCTACCTGGTCGCAGAAAACCAACTAGTGTTCCTGCTGCACGGTAAGAGAAACCTCCCATCCCATTCAAATCTCTCTCCTGATTACCGTACCGCAGATTATTTCCACGATTGTATTCGGGATCGGTCATGATATCTCCAATTCTGGCAGAGACATGAACGCTATCAACGCCTTCATACTCCCCTCTGGAGTGTGCTTCGATGACATCTTCAAGTTTTAGAAGTCCATCTGTCGGTGCTTTATCTAGAACCGGCAGGTGTGACAGAAGTTCTTGAACAATGTCTGCAACCTTATCAGAAAATAGGTCGCAAAGATTTAGTAGTGTTTTCACTGTAGTTTACCTTCCTTTGGTTTTGGTAAGTTGTATTGTGCAAAATCAACCGTTATGGAGTTAGGTTGACTCGGAAAAATCCGATATGCGTATTATATAGACAGATTGGTAGTTTTGTCAAGAGCCAGTCTGTCTCCAAGAACTCGAACCATTAGATTTAATGTCCTTTGGTGAGGTCTTTGCTTCCAACCATACCACGGTTTTTTCTTTCCGTCAACATATGGTGGAGTCTGACCAACATGATAGTATTGGTCGGCAGTGATATCATACACCTTATCGGTGGTGGTGTCAACCAACCACCAATGTGCTTCGTCATGATAATCAATTGCAGTTCTCTGCTCAAGGACATTCGTGTCCATTAAGTAGAAAAGAGCCTGTGAGGAATGATAGCAATGTCCAAACATTGGATTAGTCGCATTCTCTGCACGATATTTTTTAGTAACCAATTCTGGTGTTAGATTACTAATAATCGATCCCATAACTGATTCAATCTCAGTCATAGGATATGGATTATAAGTTAATGTTCTAGTTTGAAATATTACTTTGTTTCCATTATAACGATGTCTTTCAACTGTTTTCATTCACTCTCTTGTGTTTTCTTTTTACCAATGTTGTATTTAGTTTCTAGGACCCAAAGTTCTTTGTCACGATATGCCAATACTTTAATTTGATTTAGAGGTGCAATATCTTCAACAGATTCTGGTTTTACAACAGTAATGAGTCCCCAGTCTGCTAGAAGACGTGTAATGCGATTACGACGCTGCACGTCGTTCACAGTAAGGTTCGCTCTCTTCCCATCCAGAGCAAACAACTCCTTAAAGTGAACGATAAAATATCTTCCTTGCTTATGCAGGATGTGACAAGACTGATAGAGTTTCTTTTCCTTACGGGATGCAACTCCAATTCTTGTTAATGTCTCGCGGACCTTAAGAAAGTCATCTGGTTCATTCAAAAGAACTTCCACCATTTGGTCCTGAGACCATTCTACCGTAGGTTCTACAGTATTATTCATCGAACTCCTCCAATGTCAAGTCGTTTTTTAATAAAATTAATCTGTTCGTTTGTCAGGATTTTCAAAGCTTGAGATGCTTTTTCATTACTGTATCCATAATACTTTTTGATACATTCTAAGTCCGTGACTTTATCCTTACGGAGCCAGGGAGAAAATCTCTTCTTTTTCCTCAGACTATTTAGATAAAAAGAATATTGCATATCTTTACTAAGAAAGTTATACTTATTCATTTCGTTTGCAAACATCACACAGTCTAAATGTCCTGATAGACAACGATTGATAATGTATGGAGGATAATCTTTAATGTGTTCTGATAGATCTTCTTTATTAAAGTTGATTGAATTAAGCCAGTCTTTGAGTTCCATTATCTAATAATTTGAATGTCATCGTCTTCTGTCCAGAGTTCAACCTTTGTTCTGAACCTACCTTCTGCTTTGAGTTTTTCATATCGCTTGGTTGCTTTTTTCTTCCACCAAGCGATGATGTTATCAAGATAAAACTTGTCCCAATTAGGACCACGAATCAACTCCTCTTGCTCACCAAGAATTACTTCTTTGACATTTGAATATCCATATTCACAGAAGTAAGTTCTTTTCTTTTGTGTTAGGGATAATGCAGTCTTTATCACTGAATTAAACTGCTCTAATTTCTCATCCATCTCATATTCTTTTAAAGAATTGCGGGTGATAGAAATCATCTTTGTCTGACGCTTCATCTTTTTAGATGATGCTTTTTTATCAGTCAGAGGTTGATTGTTATTCCAAAAAGTAAACCGATCATGGAGACGGTGAAATGCTTCATCATGGAGGAGAGGCAAGAACTTACTCTCAGTCAATCCCTTGTATCTCATGAATGGTTTGAGTCCATCATACTGCGAGGCATCCGTAGTAGACCCATAGAGGGACGTAGTTTCAAACAGAGCAATGTCTTTCTCAAATACACGATTAAGAGTCTCACGGGCATAGTGAGAGCAGCACAGGAGGGCAAGGAGTTTACCACCAAGGTAGTTGTATCCAAAGGGTTGAGATGGAACGATCACAAATCCCATGGCTGCATGGCGATTGAAGATTGAAAGATTTGGAGATACAGAAATCAAATTTCCTTTCTCATCCTTTTTACCATTACCCAACCACAAGTTTCTAGGTTTAGAGTTAATAGTAGGAGATCCAAAGCGAATAAATCCAAGACAAGTTTGAGTGTTTTTCTCAAAGATCATCCAACGCAATTCTCTACCAGGAATGTTACTCTCGTTATTATGAGAAGATACTGCTCTCAAAAGATTGCCATAGTGCTCATGTGGAACTGGAGTTACTTTACCATCTACCTTAAATCTTTCTCCAACAAACCTAATGTCAAACTCCATCTCTTGTGGGTGAATATCTTCATTGAAGAACTCATCATGAAGTGGTGCAAGAGAACTTGTAGATTTGATTACTTCTTTTTTTACAAAACGCAGATAGTCCTCAATATTTCCCATCTCAGAAAAATACTTGATAAATTCATCAGCAGCCCAAACTGTATCATAATCAGATAAAAGCATTTCACAATCAATTTTTTACTTGGAGTCTGAATAGTAGAGTACATCAACTCATATTGCTCTACAACCTCATCTTGAGTTTCAGCAATATAAACAATATACCTTCGTGTAATTTCTACATCAGTATCCCTACCATTAAGTAAAGGAGACCAAGGTGCAAATCCCATCTGTCCGGCGGAAGTAGGGATAGCAACAATCGGATTACGAAGAACAATAGAATCTTCTTTTTCTTCTACTAGGTCTGTGATAACATCTTCACCAGACCACATACGGATTAATTTAACATTCATAATACATTACCATAGGGATAGGGAGAATCATAGGTAGTTAGGTTCATCAGCACGAAGAAGAACACCCTCAACCTTATTCAGTAGTTGTCGCATATCATCATGCAAGACACGATACCCAGTACCGACGTATAATTGTCCAAGGACAACCGATACTGTAGCAGTTCCCCAAAAAACGTAGTACCATCTAGATTTTACTTGTGCTTTAATCTTGGTTTTCATAATCTTTAATAAGTCTTTCTGCTTGTTTTTTATCAATCCCACAAGGGGCATTCTTTAAGCATCTAATGATAACCTCATTATCGCACATGGGAGGTTTAATTGTAAAGCCCCACTTATCAACTTCACCTTCTACAGGTGCTTCGCATGGGTCAAATTCATGTGGCATTATACAGTATCTTTGTAAGTAATAGTTATTTGGTTGTATACTTCATCTCTATTATCACTGTTGTATACACGACAACGTTCTATCTTAGCATCTAAGATCTTCACTACATTATCTATTTGCAAATTAACTACAAAATCTGTAAATTCAGGAGTGATTCCTATTTTATTAGATCCTGGTGTGTTAAAATCATCCATT